CGGGAATCAAACCTTGTTTCCTCTGCTTTAACTGCTGTCCAATGAGGTGCTAATGCTTGACGTGTTAATCTATTGCCATCAGCATCACCAATCGCGGGAGGGGCTAGCTCTCCGATGCCGTTTGCAGTATGGATATTGCTTGACAAGAATGCTCTAAAACCTATGGGAGAAATCTCTCCACCGCGCATAGGCTCGAACCCGCCTCCCTGCATAGGGAGCATATCGGCGCTAACCGTTAAGCTAAGCGCTAACAGAAACCAGATTAATTTTTTCATTATTTGTAGTAGCAGACGTTTAATACTGTTGAGGTGGATTCCTCAATCACCTTTAAGTTACTCAAAGGAGCCCCGGAATAAAAGAAGTTCGTCCCAGCCTCCTGCCGTATCCCGACCGAAGCGGTTGGCGTGCCTCTATCTTGCCATCTGAAAGGCGCGCCCTCAGCGTTCATTAGCACTCGTGTTGCATCACCTGGTAAGTTAGGAAGCGCTTGAGCGGTTGCTAAATCAGTGTCTTGCTCGCAACCTAGTTGCGTGTAGGTTTTCTCATGATCTGCGTCAGCCGCAAAACTTGAGATTGAAAACAAGAGTAAAATCAAAGTTAATATTTTCATGCGTCTATCCTTTTTAGTTGAGTTTTTGTGTTGCCTAAATTATGAATCGTGTTATTTACTTTATCCATACTAGCGGTCGTTTGATTTATTTTATTTGTTAAGTTAATGGTGAGTCGCACTTGTATAATGTCTACGCACGCCCACTCATCAACTTCCTTGCCGGTCTGGTCGTCTTTGCCTACTACGTGCTGAAAGAATTCGCACTCATGCTCTAAACAAGGCACTTTAATAAGCTTCCCGTCTAAATCATTGCTTGATAATCTTGGGCAAATCTTCTGAGCCATTAGTCTTTCACCGCTATTATCACATCTGCAAATATAGGATCGAGTGATATTGTATGTGTATGAGCAGAACCGCTACCAGTAGAGCTAGTTAGGTGTCCACCAGTCTCAAGATGTGGCGCACCGGGACCGGTACCAATCGCAGCGTTAGTAGTTTGCCTGTTATATGTATGTGTATGCGCTGGCATTTGTGCTATAGATAAAGCTGTGCCATCTGTAGCCTTGCTTGAGCTAAAAGCAGTAGTGAATACATCTGAACCGCCGGGACTTCCTACCGTCTCAAAAGTTTGCGTTGATCCATCGACAACCCGAAGCATCGCATTATTAAGTGTTGCGTCAAGAGTCCATCCGTTAGGTGCGGTTTCTTGCGGAAACAACATTCTAGTGCCTGACGCGAACCCGGAAATTGACGCCCAATCTGCCGCTCCTGCCGTTGGGTCTACGCATATATAAACTCCCCCTGCGGCGGTATTAACAATAACCGATCCGACTTCGTAACCATCGGCGCTATCGTCGGTCACTGTTGGGGCTGCGGCTGATGTGCCTTTTATCGGCAAATTGGCCTCTATGAAATTCTTTAGGGGATCGGTTAGATTAGTGACAATTGAGGCATAAGTGACTTTGTTAGCAGTTGTCTTCGTGCCATCGTCTGCCGGGGCAGCATCATTGTAATCAGTGATTGAACTCATTGCTCTTCTTCCTCAGTTTGTCTTTGCTCTATATTTCTGGTTCCTGCCGATAATAAGTATGATTTAATCGCTTTGACAGCTTTATCAGCTTCTTTCGCTGTTGTTGGCTTCGTAAGAAGCGCTTTTAATAAGTCTTTGTCTTCAGTAATGGCTTTAGTCACCATCTGATTCACCGCGTCTGTGCCTATTTTCCGTCCTAAATCATCGAAGAAAGCTGAAGCTCTTGTCGCTAAAGCTAACGAACCTCCCTTGGTGCCTTTCGTTAACTTAGGGATAACGGTTTTCAATGCCAGCATACTTAGCACGCTGGACGCGACCTTTTGGAATTTATCCGTATTTTGCAATACTGGTGATGTCGAAGTTGCTGCGTTTTTCTGTAAGTCAGCAAGCACTCGCTTAAGACCGGCGATTTGCTCTCGGTTATAAAGGCCGCTCTTCTGAATTGCCGACATCGTTTTTTTGTCGATGGCGTTTACTACATTCCCTTTCACTAAACGAACATTATTTACTGTTTTGTCAGACAAGATTGAATCGAGTATCTTGTCGGTTACTGTGTCCTTAAGTCCTTTTATCGCAGATCCAGACGTATCTTTTGATGCTGTTAACATAAGCGTTCTCAACCCCTTTACAGGGTTAGTAGAAGACAATATCTTTGATACTGCCTCTGCTGGGTCTTCGTGCTGCATAACGATACTTAAGGCGCGTTTTCTTGAGCCTGTACCGGTCATTACCTTTAGCGCATCCTCGCCTTTTGCTAAAATTTTACTGGAAGCAATGCCTGATTTAATGGCGTCTTGGATTTCCTTCTTAACTACAGGTGTTTTTTCTAATACAGCGCTGAATTTATTCATGAATTTACGCGCTGATTCTGGATTAATACCTTTTTCAATATCGATTTTCTTGGCAAAGAGCCCAAGCATGTAATCGCCTATTGTGTCCCTCATTTCCGGGGAGTCTGCAGCAAATAGCAAGTCAGACACGCCTACTATTCCTTTCTCTTCTGCTGTCAATAATTTGTTTAGCGTCAGTTCTTCTCTGACTTTTCCGGTGCTTGTCGCATCAAAGCCTCGGGTTTTGCCCACTTCGCCACGATTAAACATCATGTTCTTAGATTTAGACTGTGCTATTGCGTTGGCTAAGTTATCGCCAGTCGCGTTTTTCTCCATTATATCAAGCAAGGCATCGTCCATTTCCCGCAAAGAACTGAGGGCTATCTTGTTTGGGGTTTGTCCTGCTTGCTCAGTCGCTATTTGTGACCCAATAGATGTTCTCATTTGCTTGAGGTCGTTCAAGGTAAGTTTCCCTTGTCGGGCTTTCACTATAATCTTTTTGACATTGCCGACTTGGTTACTCGGGAGTCCGTCAGCAAATATACCGAATTTGTCTTTAATATTTTTAACCGCAAGCGCCAAAGGTTTGACGGACTCAAGGCCGGGGATTTTTTGTTTTAAATCAACCTTGCCCCATAATTGCGACTCTATACCTGACTCCCTTGTGTACGCATCATCTATTAACGATTTTGCTCGTTTTGACGCTTCTGTTAGCCTTGCGTTATCACCAGATCCAATTCTTTCAGACACTTCCTGAATATCCGCTTTCACTTTATTGAAGCGCTCAGCCATTTTTTTCTCAAAAGAGACGACACGTTTTTGTACCTGCTCAACAAAAGCGGCCTCTTTGCCACCGCCTCCGCCAATAGCAACCTTAATTTTATCCTGTGCTTGCGCCGATACATTAGCTTGTCTTGACAATGAGGCGGTTTCGTCTGCGACCTCTTCTGCTTTGGTTAGCGCTATTAGCCCTTGGTCGCCCGTCTGCTTACCAGGCTCTATCTTTAGAACAGCATCATCAAGGTCTAATTTCTCAGCCGCTTTTGCAGCATCATCAGCTTGGGTCTGTATTACCTTAGCGGCTCGATTTTTAACCCCTTCTTCAGAAACGGCACTACTGACGTCTTTTGCTAAATCGACGCTCTTGTTTATTGTTGATCCGATTATTGAGGTTCCGGCAGACGCCACAATCTCGGCGGCTGTTGCTATGTTTGGTGAGTCTGGGGCTGCTATTTGAGCTGTGTTTCTTGCTGTTCCTCCCGCTACTGCTGCTGTTGACTCAAGACCCATAAATTTTAATACTTGGCCTTTTACTGTGTTTAAAAGGCCGCCGCCAAGAATAAAAGGCAGCGCTGAAGAAAACACTTCGACAATATTTTCAGCAAGATTTCCGGGCTCGGCTGTCTTTATATCAACACCCATTTCTTTTAGAGATTCTTTGACGATATGCGAAGGCATGTTTTCAATATCAACCAATGGGATAGACGCTGCTGTTTCGCTGTCCCCTGCTAGATGTAGAGCGCCCTTTGTCGCGCCGCCTATTAGTGATTGCCCAGCCATAGAAAGCAGATCCGGGATACCCTCTATCCCGTTAATAAAGCCATTTTTCGCTACTTCAAATAAGTTGTCGAAATCATCATCTTTCTGGGTTTTTTCTTGGACGCCAAAGGCTTTGTCAGCATTAGTATGATTTGCTGTCTCTGTTGAGTGCTTAGCGAATAGTTGCTCTGCTGGCGTTGACATTATTTCGGCCTTTGCTTTAATTCGCCATCGACATCAGTAAACCACTCTCCCGGCTTAACTGACTTTAATAACTGATCATTATTCATATCACTTGTGACTTTAACAGGGTTAAATTCTGAGCCCATTGGCATACCGGGAGGCACCCAATCCGGGGTATTCGTGTTCTTAGCCTGTGTTTTCAGGTCGTTTGATGTCTGCCTTATGAAATCCGCCCTCATTGATCTATCAAGCACGATGCGCCGCTTAAAAGACTCTCTGACTTCTGGTGGCAACGTATCACCAGCTAAAACACTTTTAATACCTGCGGCTATCTTCTCATCAAGTCCAGCGACATCAGAAAGGCGCTCTAAGTCGCCCTGAGCCACTTCTTTGCCTACCCCCGGCAATGTACGCGCAAACATGAAAGTAAGCCTAGTGTCGTCAACTGACTCTCTGTCAGAGTTAAGATTAACGCCTTTAGTGTCTTTTATAAAAGCAACATCATCACCAGCAACCTTATGAAAGGTGTCGGTTAACGCTTTTTGGTTTGTTCCTATCGCTGAGGCTTTCAGTCTGTCCTCTTTGACTTTGGAGATATCAACCATTTGAGCGCCATCTTCTGCCATAATCGGCGTTGCATTTGCGGCGGCATCAACAAGATGTACGTTACCGTTATTGTCCACGACTTTGGTTGTTCTTTTCCCGTGAACCGCAAGATTGACGCCTTCCAGCCTGTTGTTTTCATCAGGCGTTAGCGTTCCTTCACGCTTTTTCTTCATTAGCTCAACTCTCATTTCAATCAATCTTTCTGCTGAAGAGGACGACTCCGAGCCTTCTTTTTCAGGGATCCTTACTAAATCCTGTGTGCTGCCGGTTTCTTCAAACTTAGCCAGTGATTCTGTAGTGAAGTCGTTAAAAGAGGGCTTGCCTAACTTAGATGTTCCGGCTTTAGGGTTAGCTGTATCATTTAATTCATTCCTGAAATTCTTGAGTCCTGCCGCAGAGTTGTCAAAAAACGCTGGATCAACTGTCGAAAAGTCGACATCTGGAAATTTCGCCTGAAACGCTTCAGCGATTTTAGTTTGCTGGCCTCGAAAATCAGTTTCGGCCTCTGCTCCGCCGATTGATGGTCGTGGTGCGCTTGTTGCAGAACCAATCTTATCCCGCATACCCCTGATTACTTGCAAATCACTCTGTAATTCAGCAAAACGCGGGTTATTTTCCGGGGTCTTGCTTATTTCAGCGACAACGCTTTTCTCTACGCCATCAAGCTCTTTTAGTTGCGTTTGAATTTCCTTCTGGGCTTCATCGTCTGCCGCTTGAGCCTGAGCCACTTCTTTTGCCGTTATCTGGGCGTTAAGTCTATTGGCACCACCTGTTGAATCAATGGCACCACCTAAGCCTCTTAAAATCTGCCCTAGCTTTAGATTGCCCATAATATATCTCGGTTGACCCCTATAAGGTCGTAATAAACGTGCTTAATGCCATTAATAATTTCAATAGCCGCAGGGTTCTTTTGTTCTACCTCTTGCGCCATTACGCCGCGCTCTACCTCATTACTGCCTATGAAATTATACTCATAAATATTATGCCCATTGTATTCGCCAACGTGCTTAATGTTTTCTTTAATTCTGGCGTCTGAGGCGGCGGCTATAGAACCAATGCCCACTAATAGGTTGCCTAAGCCAGATCCATCGTTATTTGCTGTTGATTTTGTCCCGGTCGATAACTGCGAAGATATAACCGAATTAACTGTTCCGGCAGACAACCCTAATGATGATAATTCCTGAGCTAATTTGTCTTGCGTTAAGCCTCTGAGGTTTGTTTGGATATTACCCTCAATGCCGATTGCTTTTTCCTCTGCTCCTGCTGTTGCATCGCTAATGGCTCTTGCTACATCTATTTCAGAATTCCGAACCTCTTGGTTAGCAAAAGAGCCCTGTACGTTCCTGCGGCCTAAATCACGCTTGAGCGCACCAGGTATCCCCGATAACCTCTCAATTAATGGATTGACTGACGCTTGAACAAAGGCTGAATTCCGACCTTGAACACGTTTTAACAAGTCCTCAAAGCCGGTTCTAACTTGGCCTCTTTGATCGTCAATAATGGACGGTAGGTTTACGCCGGTGGTTTGCACCCCGTTTGTATTGCTGGAATTTAAGGAAGAGCCGCCGCCTGTTTTTGTGTTGATATTGATGGGAGCAAGTCGTTGCTGCTCTGTCTCCTGCTCTTTATCGCCAAAAAGACCGCTAATTATTGAAGGCATTTCATTTTTCCTCGCACATAAAATATGTATTGGTCGCCCCTATGATCACCATAAGGGATTTTGTAGTCCCCGTATATAGGGGCATAATCTTTCATTTTCTTAAAAAAGCTTCGGGTATCTGATAGCGCTTTAATCACCGCAACCCCGACATCTTTTGAATAACGGCAGTACATTAATATCGCTACAACGCCCCGGACTTTGTTCATTTTTTTAGCCCAAGGGAACCAAATAACATGCGGCTCGAATGTCCAGCCGTTATACATCGCTAACATAAGACCAACAACACCATAACCATCATCAAACGATTTAGTCCTGTCCTCTATGAAAAAAGCGAGATCATACTGGCCGATTATCTTAAAAGCTTCCTGAAGACCTGTCTCTAAATCAGGGGAATCTCCCCCGGCTTCCTTGTATCCTGCATACAGCCATATTTTATCGGCATGAGTGATATCGCCGTTCTCATCAGCAATAGGCCGAATGTTTGGTTTTTTGTCCTTAAACAAGGATGTTCTTCTATCTTTTGGGGTCATTAGGTTGAATTATTAGCCTGTTAATTAGAAAGTTTACACTTGTGTTTAACCTACACTCAATAAAGAACCCTCCGCCCTTTCCTACGGGTGAAAATCCTTTCTTGGAGATAACATCTTCTACTACCGCACCATCATTCCAATGAGATCCATCGTTCCAAAAAACATCACCGTCAAAAAATCCCGGATCGCCTATTGTTTCGGTGTCTCTTAAAGGTATGCTCATTGAGCTATTTACGCCTGATTCATCATAAGTGAAAGTTATAATTAGATCGCATAGCCCTCTGCGCCTGTATTCAACCTTTCCGAGCTGATTAACGAACTCTGACGGTGTCTCTCTGATCATTCTGGTTTTTCTAAACGCGAGTACATCATAAGTCCCTGCGTCCCCCGCGCCTTTCGTGCCGTTCATCTTAAATATGTTGCCCGAGTCGTCACCCCAATAAACATCGTATTGGGCGCTCGCCGGTTTACGCATATAGGTTGCCGCACTCGTATTAAACATACTAGGGTGCTGGGTCTTGTAAACACTCCAAGGCGACTTGTCGGGGCTTAGTAACAAAGCTTCTTTGTCTACCACTAAGACCTTGTTTTCTATAAAGAAATAGATTTGCTGCAAGTCTTGATTATAGACCGCTATTGCGTCCTCTAGCCCTTCCGTTTCTTCGTGTATAAATCTGGATATATCATCAACTTTTACATCGCCAAATTTATCGGTTGACGAAAGCGAGTCAATGTCTCCTGCGGCTTTCATGTACAAAACATCATTACCTATATCAACCATCGTCTCAGAACCGACCGCAGCCGACCCGGAATAGAACGGCACTATCTGATAATCAGCCGCCGTTGAGCCGGTTAAGCGGAATAATTCACCGTCAACGGTCGAAAATAGGACGGTATTAAAGAATTTAACGACTGAATTGATTGGCCTTAAATCGGGCGTCAACATATAAAACGCTTCGTCGCCGGTTAATCCACTGGCAGTTTGCGCCCCTGCTCTTGTTGCGATATCAAAGCTATCGGGGTTTTCAAACTGACTCACTAAAATCATATGGGGATTGAGAGACGTTACCGCCTGGTTAATATCTTTTATGTTAAATAGCCATATTCTGCCGCCATGCTCAAGTGAATATTTTGCGTATAAATCCACGCTCTTTTCAAAAGTTGGTATTCCTGCGGCGGTACTGGTTGAAGCAAACTCGAATGTATCGGTGGTTGCTGTAGTAATTAAGACCTCTTCAGTCCCGACCGTGACAAAGTCGTTAGCAACGCAACCATGCGCGGTATAAGTTAATACGCCATTGGCGCCTGTGTAATTAATGCCGGTGGCGGTTGTTATTACACCATTGCCAACGCCGTGATTATTTTTAGTGAACTCTGAGCCATCCCATTTGTGAATAACATTATTCAAATCTAAGTCGGTTATAACGATTCTATCGTCCAGCGACCAATATGAGCTACGCATGCCGCTTGATGTGTTAATAGTGCCGACACCGGTAGAGGTGAACGTGTCAGACATCTGGTATACAGTATCCCCGGCTGTCACGATCAAACTATCCTGATTGTCTCGTTTTATAAGCTGCATAATGCCTGATACAGCGCCAGCATTAAGGACGGTTCCGACTAAATCGAACGGGGCTCGCGGGGTAAATGTTCGTGCTTTTGCATCAAGACGGAAGTTTTCGCCCTCTATACATTCCTCTAAGGATACGTTGAACTCGTCTCTTTGATTAAGTCCGGCTCCAAAAAAGAGATCAGCCATGATATCGTCTGCCGTATTTCTTAGGCGGTGGGATTATATTGATAAATTCCATTGTTTTTGCTCGCGCTTGCTGCAACCCTTTGTCGAACTGGATCCCTTGTGGAAATAATAATTGCCTTTCTTGGGGCTCCATTCTTAAATAATTAAAATGAATAGCGCAACCTTCTGCGAATGATTCTGCGGCCTGTTCATTTATCATTGGTATTAAATCTGTTTCAACTGATACGGATACCGATTTCTGGTACCAGTATCTTAATATCCTCCCAGCATTATCCGGGACAGAATAAAAGCCCATTTGCCTAGTAGGGCCTAATGATGGGTAGAAATAATGTGGTATGCCGCCTACTTGATCGCGGTAATTCTCAATATCCCTACGTAATGCTTGTTCGCCGCCTTTGTAGCAACGAACTTTATGATTTTTTGACGCGCCTGTAGAGGTGGCGGCGTCCACTTCCAGCATAAAAGGATTGTCGTCAGAGAATTTTATAAAGTCAGATTCAACATTATAAAGCCTTTGATTCGCAACCAATGTGATATAGCCCTCGCCCTCTTCAAAAGGGAGGTTTTTATCTGATAATAAATCGTTTAACTCGCGCTTAATCGCGCGCCGGGCAAGGTTAAGATGGTTTTCGTGCTGGGTTTCTGAGAATGAGGCAACCTCATCATCATCACCCGAGATAATTCCGCCTTCACGTAAAACAATATTAACCGCCGCAAGGTAGTTCACTTAATAACTACCCCTGTGCCGTATTCGACTTGCAGACCCTTTAAGATAGCGATATCTATCCGCGCCATCTTTATAGCAGAGACATTTCCGGCCGCATTTGGAATTACAAATTGAAACTCCTTTGCAACGCCTCCCAAAACGACTTCTGCGGTAACAATAGCGTCACCGTTATCTGGCAAGACTTTTACTTTTGCCGGTCTATTGACAGACGTTTTCTTTGAAACTTTTTTCTTAGCCATCCCTATTAATCCTCTCAGGTTAAACATTGTAAAAAGGGGGCTTTCGCCCCCTCAGTTAATGGTTATAGCGAGTGGTCAGTGGCAGCAGAGCGTATTTTAGTCGCCCAGCCTTCATTGAGTTTCGCGCCAGTCCAGTGTGCTTTCCATGCCAACGAGCCAAGCTCATTGTATGGATCCGCAGCACCGGCAGAACCAGGTGCGTGCTGTATTGCTATTACAGCAGGTACGCGGTTCGGGTTTTGACTCATGCCTTTGTAAAGCTGTTCAGCGTGATTAGTACCTAAACCAACTGAACCAAAAGCCTCGCGGCCATAGATAAAAGTCGAATAGATATCATTCAAAATTTCTGTAGCGCCACGAAGACCAGCTGCGGTAGTCGTGCCCGCGCCGGTTGATACTGGTGCGATTTCAGTAGAACACCATCGAACGCCTTCTACAGCGCCGAATTCGTTTACTTTCACATCGGTATAACCCGCATACTGCTCAACAGGAATGAAACCACTAATATCACGGATATTGTTTTCCAAATCAACGTGACATATGCCCATATAAGATGAACGTACCGCTTTGGTATCCGTAAGATCCGCCCCAGTCGCCTGAGTGAAGAATTTCATTGCTGAATTACGAGCCAAAGTATTGACAGCCGCCCGAATATCGGTTGCTGCGATTGCGGTAACAACCGTAGTATCACCAGCCACTTGATTCGCATAACGAATATTAGTTGTCGTATCAAATACGTTACGCATCAATATATTGAGCGAGTGACCCGCATTTTCACCTAACTTATCAAACAATTTAGCCGACTGAGTATTGACTTGCATCAAGTCAACTTCTTCAGACACGTTGATAAAATTACCGTATTTATTAATTACGGCGGTTATGTTGGTGTAAGTCGGGGTTGCAGCAGTTCGGCCAAGCTGAAGTGCGGTCATATCACCCGATAATTCAGTTAATGGCGTAATTGCCGGTGCCATGTTATCTAACCGTTCCCACTTGACTGACATCGTGCCTTGATTCTTCGACAGATTACCGGGAAGAACTCCATTGTAATACGGGAAATTGCGCTCCGCAGCACGAAGTAAGCCACGCATCAAATTGTAATTGACCGGGGCGGTTAGATGAGTAAGGGTGTTAGTTACAGTACCCATAGTTATCTACTCCTAAAAATTAAAGCGTCCTAACCTCCGCCAACAAGATTTTGCCAATCTCTGTCAAACTGTGCGTTTGAGGAATTACCCATTTTTTCATCGAGAGTGGTCTTGCCTTTGGTGTTATTGGAAGCTGATTGAATTGCATCGCTTAACGCACTATCTGTCTCTTGCAGATTGAGATCGGTTTTATACTGAACTTTTCCCTTCATTTCATTGGCTAAAACGTTTGTTACGCGCTTCATAGCGGCTTCATTGTTGCCTCTATTTTTCCAAATACCTTGAAAGGCTTTATCGTTAACCAACTTAAATAACAAGTGTGGCGCGATATCATCAGCTTTAACCCCGGCCTCTTTAGCAATGTCGCTAGAGAGTGAATTAAAAGCGTCCTCTTCTTGCTGCATGGCAATCTTTTGCTTTTCAGCGTCCAATGTACCTTGCGTTTCAAGAAGACTATGTTTGAGGGCTGCAACCTCATTAGCATTATTGTTCATGTACTGCATAAAACCTTCCACATCAGTAACAGGATCAGGCATGCTATTGTTAGCACTGGCTTGAGGCTCAGTGTTTTGCAACTGCGGTTCGCTTTGAACAGTTTGCGTCTGTTGAGGCTCGAACTCCGAATAAAGATCATTCAGTGTTGGTTGACTCTCTCCCGATTGATCAAGTGCTGCACTTTGATCATCATTTGTTTCATCTGTCATGGTAGTTTAACTCCAAAATGTGATAATGCTAAAATATATCCTTCTTTCATCCCTGAGACAAATTTCCAATCATCCGGGTTTTGCCCTTTTGAGTAGGAAGGTATCGCAGGGGCTTCTTTGAGAATTGCTTCTTCAAATTCTGGCCACCACTTTTGCTCTTTAAGCGGTACTAGATTTAACTTGTGTTTGTCGTATACGCTCACGTAGTAATTCCAGTTTATGTTGTTCGGTAACAATCTTAGTAACTGCAGCAAAAGTTTGATTGGTTAACTGTCCCTGCTCTTCCATTACTTTAATTTGTTCCATAAGGCCATTAACATCTGTTTCCATAATTAATAGCTCTTGTTCGTCGGCTTGTTTTTCTTGGCCTAACTGTTGTATTTCCGCTTGAAGCTGCTCAATTGCTTGCTCAAATTGCTGCATAAGCTCTGCATTTGCATCAGCATCAATGATAAATCGCTCTGGATCCTTAAGTCCTGAGAAATTCCAAGTTTCCTGCGTCACCTCTTCCCAATTTGTTCTCTCTGAGATTTGCTGTATTGAAGACGAGAATTGAACGGCGGTAATAAATTTTGAGGCGCGTTGCTCTTCGCCTAGCACCTCTTTAGATCCAACGACTTCAAAAATAACATTCTCTGGGATGTCTTTCGCGCTTGCCCTCATAAAATCAGGCATATGAAGCTCGTTATTGTAAAACTCGTAATTATCAAGCTTCTCTCTGTTCATATCGTTCTGCATGTATAGAAACGGCTTTAAGCCCTGTCTATCAAGGACGCCAAGAAAATCAACCGTTCTAATTTCTGATTTCTGGTCTTTCTTAGATATTTCAAAAGCGGTCTGTTCTGTGCTGGCTGAAACTCCTGACCTAGTGGCGTCAACCGAAGTCCCGCGTTCGACCTCTTGTTTCATTGTTTGGTAGGCTGTAAACATATAAGACGGGTCGCCTATATCAACTACCTTGATTTGAGCGGCGCCACCTTTTACTGCCGTGGACGATCCCGGAGTCATATCAAGGCCGCCGTTTGCGACTAATGTAGTGTCATAGCCATCATAATAAGTAGGCGGGTCGTTTTTCCTTTCCGCGCCATCCATGAACTTATTAGCTAATTCTGTTGCTAATGTATGGGTTGGGCTGCGTTTAATTAGAGGGGAAGTGTAATATTCAGTTCGAACATCGTCTTTTTCATATCCAGCGTAAATGATATTTGAGTAAGGCAAATCGTTCTTTTTAGCGAAAATCAACACCTCTTCAGCTAAAACTATCGTGTAATTCTTTAAAACTAACGGTTTTTTGCCGTTTTCTATCGTTAAATCGCCAATATATCGCACTAATTCAATATCATCTGATGGATTATCGGGTTTCTTGATTTTTTCCTTATTCATAATCCCGCTAAGTTTTGACACCTTTGTATAAGGCATCCACTCTTTAATAATCATTGAGCCACGATAAAACAAATCGGTGCCTATAATGGCTGGGCTTGGGTCTGGGTAGCAGTTCCACATTGAATGAGGGTGCCAAACAGGGGCATCCACCTTCTTAACTTGTCCGTTTTTACCGTATTTAACTAATGATTCGTTTCGAGCTTCAGCGACAAATCCGCCATGAGCAAGCGCTTCTTTAATCGACATTTTAACTCTGTCACGTAAACCAAAATCTGCGTGTTGCTGAGCCATTAGCGCCCTGATTGTGCCATCGGTCATTTGCTGCAGCTTGGTATCTATCCCTTTTCCACCGGTTTCTTCATCAATACCGGTATCAATCTCCGCGTGCGGTCTAAACCATTTGCGATCAAGAGGGAAGGCCATTCTAATAGCGTCTGCGGCAATAATTTCTATCGCGTCAGCCATTGCGCCCATTTGTACAGCAGAGTGCCAGTCGTCTTCGCCACCGGCTTTATTTGATGTTTTAGGGGGTTCCATTGCTATCTGAGCGTCTATAGTCTTCCAGATAACTTCCATTGCTTTGCGGGTATCGCGGCCTGATCGCCTTCCTAACTCAGATGTTACGGCGGTTTGGATTTTCTCGAAGTGCTTCGCGGTTATCTTGAGTTTTTTAGGCTTTTTCTCTGCCTTGGGTATTTCGCCTATTTCGTCTACCAATTTCTTAGTCCCTTCTTTTTAGATTTAGTGACAGTTCTAACTATTTTAGTCATTGCGTGTCGCCGCATCATGTAAGCATAGCGCGCAGCACTCATAATATCATCCTTAATCTTCACTATTTCATTGTTTTTACGGTGATACATGCGCTTTTCTTCAAAAAACTCACTACAATTGGCAAAAATCTTCAAAGTTCCTTCAATAAATGCGTTTAACATGGCGTCAATGCCTACTTCTACCCCGTTTCCGCCCGATCCTTCCGCATTTCCGGGGCTTGGTGGGTTAGAAAACCGCTCATGGTGCATATTTATGTTGTGCGGGTCGTTTCTCAAAATGTCGGCGTGTGGCTTGCCTGAGTCTTTATCGCGCTTCATGCCATCATGAGGCCAAACAACCGGGATCCAATCAGCGTGTCCAACCTTCATAATATTGGCTAATACGGCTGTTAATACCCTTGAGCCTTTCCAGACACGATAGACATAAGCGATTTGCTCATCCCGGTCGAAGGCCATCCAGACTAATGCGGCGGGGTGATCGTCTCCAATATCATAGCCAATAATACGAGGCCAATGGCGCGGTATCTCAAACACCTCGCAAGTTATGTCTTCGTCAGCAACCGGGAATATTAAGCCCGAGCCAACCATAGGCTCACCGGCAGACCTCATTTTTTGCTCATGCAGAGGATAATCCGCTAATTTCTGTTTTCGTGTTTCTGGGGTCATATGGGGCGCATCATCCCAAGTGGCTTTTGTTAGTCCGTACCCCGGCTTTTCGCCTTCCAGAAAAGTGTAAACCACATCAGTTACGCCCTCTTCTGGGGTAAAAGTGATATAAGCAATGCCATTAGTCGATAATAAACCGCGAAGTAACTGACTCCAAATATCAGAAGGGGGTTCCTCGTCGCACCAAACAACATGAACAACGTAACCCATGAACTTCTTAGCGCCCTGCTCATAGGGTTTAAAATAGAGCTTAGACCAGCCTCCTGAAACGTGTTTGACTAAAACGGTTTCTATTGCGTTCGGAACGCCGGCCTTTTTGGTTCTTTTGCCGATCAGGTCTTTTGCAATAGAGCCCGTCCCGAGCATATCCTCATCGGCGGGGTCGCCTAATAGTTCGCGTTGGCACCTGTCTCGGGTTGTCTCATTTGTGGTAGAAGAACAAATTATTTCTACTTTTCTGGTAAATCGATGTCCTTGCCAGCCATCAGGGTAGATGTCTTGGCCAGCCATAGGGCAGATAAGCGGCGCTTCGTAATTTAAAGTGGAAGGCCAAAACTCAGGATAAAAGAACTCCCCCGCTTTCGGATAAACGCCGGTTGCATGAAAACCCGTCTCTAGTCCACCGCAATAACTCTTGCCAATCTGGTTCGCACACATCAAAGCGCGTCTTGTCGCTAAACCAACTTTATCAATATCTGACGGGGCATAGACATATTCGCCTAGTCCTTTTTCAGCGTGGAAGGCTTTTTGAAAGTCGTAGGGGACGTACAAATCAGATTTGTGCGTATTATTGTAGTCCCCTAATTCGTCGGCTAATTCAGCCGCTTCTTCATAATTCACTTGAATTCATTGACTCCAAATAATCGCGCCATAGCTCACTAAATGGACAATTCTTATAAGCTTCAAAGCAAGGCGTCCCCTCAGTGTAGTGTATTAAATAAGGGATCTGAATTGTTTTGTCATACCCTACCAGGTGATTCCAGCCTTCAGGCAAGCCACCTATCTCGAATAACTCCGTCCAAGAAAATTGATGAAGCTTAAGGCCTTCTGTTGAATTAACATAAACCGGTGTTAGTTGAGTGCATTTCGCGCAGTTGAACAACATCATAGAAGACCAGTTCTTTTTCTCGTACTTAGTCTGCGTTGCGCCTAAAAACTTGGTTTCTTCTTTTGGCACATGATTATGTTTACGCACCATAACCTTATATTCGTCTTCAGCCATATCAAATAGCTTTTTGATGTCGGTTGTTACCAGCATATCCGCATCTAAAAAGAGAGCCCAGCCTTCAAAATCACAAAGCCAAGGCACTAAAAAGCGGGTATCGGCAAACTCAGTAGAGGCCATCGGGTCACTATGACCTATAGGGAGTTGGCTTCGTTTTAACGGGGTAATTGATACCGGTACAGAAGCATGTTCTAAAATTGAATGAGCGAGCACGTGGTACGCCACTGTTTCACGTGAATCATATCCGATAAATACTTGTAGTGGTTTCATGTTGTCACCATTATAAAGTCGCTGTGGATGGAGGCACTTTGTCTGTACCCTAGTTTATTAAGGAATTTAATCGCGGCGTAACGATCATCAACAAAGTAACCGTGATCCTTTTGCTCTACACAAATCACCGGCTTACACCTTTTAATCGTCTCAATTGCGCCCTCACACACAAATAACTCATAGCCTTCGACATCAATCTTTATAAGATCAACATTTTCAAGGTTAAAATCATCGAGTCGTTTAATTTCTGCTTTTACATTCCCTTTTTCGTCTAAATGGGTATGCCCTGTATTGTCGTCTTCCCATTTCAACATCACTTCGCCAGTTTTGTTTCCCAGCGCGCAATCATTCAATGAGTAGTTCCCCGCTACATTTTCCCGGAAACATTCGCGATGTTCAGGGATAGGCTCAAAGGCGATCACTTCCTCGAAGTCTTTTACTAGATGCATTGACCATAGCCCAACGTGACCACCAATATCTACCGCTACCCGTTTTTGTTTACAAGCGTCGATTGATAATCTTATTCGGTCATATTGATACGTGCCGTTTTGAACCACTTCCGAGAACTCGGCTAAATGAACTTCTTTATCAGGAAACCAGATATTGTTGACTTGCTTCATAGACCTCATCTACCTCAATTTGGCTCATCATTGTTTTACAATGATCGCACTTAGTTAAACTCCCGCATGGCGGGGCATTATTTGCCCTGATATTGATATGATCGTCATATCCTAATGTATCAGGACGAGTCATGCCGCCCCATAAAACAACTGAGGGCGTGTTAAATGCCGCCGCCGCATGATGCAACGCACCATCGACGCCGATAAATAATTTAGCGTGCTTCACATATAGAAAAGCGGTTCTGATATCGGTTTTTATGCCGGTAACGCCCGCTAGTTTGGGTTTCCCGTATAGTGGCTGAATTATTTCACAATCAAGGCGATCGACTAATTGTTGCCACTTCCACCATGATTTATTTTCGGAAAAACCTGATTTCGTGTACGGATCGATAAAGATATAGTCTTTGTCAACTTGTCCGGAGACGTACAAATCCCCTCGAATAGCTTTAAAGTGGGGATTGAATACAAGCCTATTGTGAACGATGGCTTCGACATAAGGGCGGTTGCCTTTTCTGTTTTTCAGTATTATATCATTACCAATAAACGGATTATTCAAAAAAGCGGCTTCGTATTGCCTTTTCTGAACTTTTTCGTACTCAATGGTAGAGCGCAGGCCGGTATTTGCGTATATCTCACGCACTTGACCGGTTGCCATGATGTAATCGCCGTAACCTATTTTAAATTCCCCTTCTTGTGGTGTCCAAACGGGAAAACGCGGTCGAAAATATTAACCGTGCCTTCTGCTTTTGGGCTTAGATTCTTTGATTCAACGGCTGTTTGTCGTCGAACAACATCAAAAACAAACCCGTCATGCCACTCTGAAAGGTCTAAAACCTTCTCAGACAGGTATATATCTTCGTATGCGTCCGTAAATCGGACATTATCAGGGTGATCGGCGTCCCAACCGACAAAAGAGGTACATACATTGAACCCAATTCGACCCATATAGCATAAATAGGTGTTTTTCAGGCAGTTTTTAAGGAATTTGGCCTCTACTTTGGCCTTTAGCACTACATCTGAATCAATCCAGAAGACTTTTCCGCCTTTCCTGAGTTCTGCTATCTGGGCAAAGGACTTCCGGCAGAAGCGGCTTAACTGGTATCGATAGTCAGGTATGTTCAAAGTTGAACTTACCCGTTGCATCTTCAGGTAATTCCCCATTATAGGCGCAAGCGGCAAGTAGGTGATTCGTTTGCTTTTCGGGAAACTCTGCTTAACTTCATAATAAACCGTTAATGGGAAATCGCAGAATTTAATATAGGACTTAAGAAACTTTTCTCCGTAGAGCTTGTATCCATCGTCCCCAAAGGAGGTGACAAAACGCATAAATTAACCTCATAGTGTTCTGCTATCTCAAGTAACATTCGATGCTCAATATCCCATTTATGGTTATGAGACACCGTTGTTTTTGGATTGTATACAGAATAATAGTCAAGTTTAGGATCCATTAATGTGTCGAATCCCGCCAATATAATTTGTCCACCAATTCGGTGACACGCAATAATTACCGCAGCAAGGCCAGTTGAGACGTTGCGCCCGTCTGCACCGTTACCTTTAAAGCCGGAGCGACTTCTAAAAATATCATTCCAGTATTCAGTTTCTTCGACCGGGATGATGTAGTTTTTCCCTATTAGCTTCGATTCTTTATTTTTGTCCCAACTGCCTTTTTTGGGATAGCACCAATATTCTCTAGGCTCGTCCTGCCCGAGCATATTTTGAAGGACTTCGGTTGAACTGCAGATATAATCTGTTTTCATCCCGTAATCGGCTTTATTGTAAAATCTCTTATAGTGTTTTAGCCGAACTACAGTGTGCTGGTCTATTTTATCGCCCAGACCCGCGCCCATAAGTGACCGGCCATGCCCAATAATTATCGTCCCCATCTTTCACATACTCTCATTGATTTATACCAAGGGGTTCGCCAAACGCCTTTCCCGGTCATGTATGGCCATTTTAACCGATTGTTGCCCGTCCCGAGTTCATTCATTTTCTGATAGGGCGGCTTTATTGCCATAACAAACTGTCCCATTGACCCCGCAACATGGCAAATATAGGAAAATACGGAAAACACTTCTCTCACGGCGTACACCAAGGCAAAGACTTCCTCCATGTCATTATGATCAAGCTCAGGGTTCGCCATCCATGAAGGACATTCAGCGCCACAAATTTCGCCATCGACTCGGGCGTATTGCAAGCTGACAACGCCTCCTTCCAGAAAGACATCGGGATTGATATCAGATCGTCCCCCCGACCACGAGACACCGGTATGGTCGCCGTAAATTTCCTTGTATTTTTTAACGCGCTCCATATCAGGCAAGAGATACGGGGTGCCTGGTGGAGTGATACCCATACGATAACACCGCAACAAGTCTCCGGCCGGGACAAAGCTATCGAATTCACCTTCTTGATAATCTTCAGGCGTATTTCCCTGCCCCGGTTCGCGCCGCCAGCGTGAAATAAAGGTCGCGTTTGGGAAAGAGCGTCTAAAAATTGGCAGTAACCGGTCGTCACACTCAATCACCGCAGATGGGCAATCTTTTAAAAATTCGGCAAAGACGGACGCGAATAGTATTTCATCCCCTATGCCTTGCTCCGCCAGAATTAGACATTTTTCGTCTTTTCCTGCCCATTTCGGGTATATCCAATCTCTATAAAAGAAGTCGAGCGCCCATTTTGAGCGGAATTCGTACCCTTGAAAGGAGAAATCCCCGTTCATAAGTCTTGCCGCCGCTAAGCGCCAATTCCATTGTGGATCGTCATTTTTAAATTGGAGTCGACCCTGCTTTTCCATTTTTTTGAGCCGTTTAACCAACCTGTCCCGTTTAAAGGGAGGCATTTCGTTCTCATTAACAACGGTTATCAGCGCGTCAAGGTCGCTCATGACAGTTCATTCAAAAATTCGATTATTTCATTAATCTTATATTCAAGATTAATAAGCCTTTGCTCAGTAGAGATATTATTGTCCACATATTTAGTGTTATTTATATTGTGTGATATAAAATTATTGGCCGTTACTTCCGGTAATTTCTCAATCATTTCGCTTCCTTTTTTAATTTAGCACGTCTTTTCTTCATGTAATCCCGTTGGTACGCAACCTTGTCGAATTTCGCACCAGTCTTCCGCTTATCTGCCGAAGGCTCGATTTTTTTTGAGATACCGACTGTCTGCCTAAAACCACACCATTTACACCATAACTGCGTATCTCCTTCTGGATAAATAGGCGGGGCATAGTGCCAATTGTATTTATGTGCCAATCTCATCATAAACCGATAAACCTCCCCGCTCATGGCCGCACCCGATTATAAGCCACTAATAACTCCAAGTAAGCAACCGCGTAAGTCGGCGGTTCCTCCCCCCATGCGCTCACAGTGCGAGTATTTAGCCCCAATCTTCTGGATAGCTCAGCCTTGGTAATGCCAGCTCTTTCCAGTAATTCCTCCATAAAACCTCCATAGATGTGCGTCTTTTATAGATGATAAGACTATATATATAGATAAGCAATGAATCTTTTTCAACGGATTAAGGCAGAGAGAGAGAAAAAGGGCTGTAAAATTTGGACGGGGGACTATACCAGTGAGCGAGCCCCGAAAGGGGGGATAGGGTGCGCGATTCCGTCAAAATGCCGTATATATCAATCATTTAACATAATGGGTGTTATACGCAGTTGACCTAAGAGCTAGACAGGGCAAGGGCTCAAGTTATCAACAGGCACTATGTTTATCAGTAAACACTAACATTCAATAGAATCAACAACTTAAGCGCTGTATACTAAGTAACCATCAAGCCAATACACTGGCGCGATATAAGCTAACTACCTGATAAACCTTATGTAATACCTGGTGGGCTCAAATTGTTTTATTCCTGACAACTATAATGTATGGACAAAGAACTACCATTTTTATATCAATCAATCACTTAGCTACCTTAAGCTATACGTTACCAATGTTAAACAGATACAAGCCATTATAGGCACCGAATAAAGCCACAAACAGCATTAAGCCATAGTCTTTTAGTTCTTAAGGGTTAAACAGTGCGTGCAGCCATTTAACGAGACTGTCTCATGGATGTTTAACAAGTGAAGGGTGAATAAGCAGCGCTTAGAGTTAAGCGGTTTTTACTTCCGATATAATAGGCACTAGGTTAAAGCCTTTATCCTTTAAGCCTTGGCGTATCTTTCCAGACTTATCATTGATAATGGTATCAACAACTTTTTCAACAGCCATGACAGGATCGAACGTCTTTCGGATCTCTTTCAAGTCTTCCGGGGCTACTTTGGGAAGGATTCTTTCTACTTGGTTCTTAATAGCGTTTATCTGTGCAACGCTGCAGGACTTCTCTCCCATTGCGATCTCAAACTCTAATTTTAATAGCTTAGTAAGGTTTGCCGCAGTCGTCTGGCGTGCGGTATTAATATGCCTGTTTAATAAGTTTACGTCGTCGGCCATCTTATTGATTTCCTTGACGTTTTTTAATAGTAATAAACATACTCATATTATACGCTCATTTTATACAATGTAATAGGGCAAATGATATTAAATAAGTCCTTGCGTTGTACTACATTTAGTACTATAGTTGTACTACATTAGATATTAACAAAGGAGAATACAATCATGAACAACAATAAAACAGAATACTCAATACTTGTAACACGTTTCAATAGCTCAATTGGGACTGATTCAATAAAGGCTAGTATTATTACCCTAGAGAATGGCAAGCCGCGAAATATATCATATATGGATTACGACGCGGCCGACAATCAACATTATTCTTGTCTTTCCTTAGGTGCCTTTGCTGGTGACTATTCAGATAATACTTTAGTCATCAGCGATGTCGAATATGACTCAATATTGTCTGTTGATCTAAACAAAGCCAATAAGATGCTTAAAACATTAAAAGCGATCACTCGTAAACTTGACAAGATTGAAGCTTTAAATGGTTACACGAAAGATTACGCAATGTCGGTGACTCGTTTTGCTCAATCTATAAACGCAAAATACATTGTAACAGTTAGGGAGCAAAGCCGATCAAGTCATTATGACAGTTCAGAATATAACCTTGATAACTATGAGACAGGGCGATACCAGATAAACAAATTGATTGATTCTATGCTCGAATCAAAAGCGGCATAAATAAATTAACTACTTAGGAGAATATAAACCATGCAAACACAACAAATCACAACATACTCATTTAACGAGTTACCAGACAGAATGAAAGATACCGTTATATCTAATATGCGCGATATTAATACCGATTATGATTGGTACGAATACGACGATTTTAAATCAATTTGTTCAATACTTGGTGTTGATGTCGATAATATCTACTTTTCAGGCTTTTCTAGTCAAGGTGATGGCGCTTGCTTTGAAGGCTCTTATTCTTACAAGTCCGGCTTGCTTAAAGAAATTAAAGAATACGCACCAAAAGATAAGGAATTGCACCGTATAGCCAAAGAATTACAGCTTATTAAATATCGCGGTGTATCTGCGTCTATTAAGCATAGCGGCCAATATTACCATGAAATGTGTGCCAATATATCAGTATATCAAGAGGAGGATGATGGATATTCTGACGATGATGCGCCGATTGAAATTGCCGACGACATAGCCGAATTAATGCGCGATTTGATGCGCTGGTTGTATAAATCACTTAATGATCAATATGACTATTTAACTTCAGAAGAGGTCGTTATAGAAGCGATTGAAGCTAATGACTACCAATTCACTGATAATGGCGACATATTCTAAAAAGCTACTATTTAACTATTACTTAACAAGGGGATTTATTGTGTACTCCGAAATTACAAAAGCAGTATTTGACAAATTAGTAGCCTTAAATCATAAGCCTGAAAAGGTTGAGGATTTAGAGCTTGCACGTAAATTTCACTATAACAGCCTAGGGGTTCGATTACTTCAGATTGATAATTTTATATCTAGTGTAAGCCAATACTACATACAAGATATAAACGCATAAGGGGGATTTATGAAAAACTTAATATTGCCAATTATCGCAAAGAATCACACGAAACTTGATCCTGATTATGCCGATCTGCTTTTGAAGGTTGGCGCGATCAAGGTTGCATCCATTACCGGCGCAAATGTCTTTTTTATTAGCCAGTACAACACACATTTTTTCACTAAAGCAGCATAACAAGAGGATAAAAACAGCATGAAACATAAAAATATGCGAATACCTGACGACCTGGATCAATTTATCCAGTCGAAAGCAGATAAAGCCGCGCTTGTATCTGGTAAAAATGCAAAATGGACTAAAGGATTAACATCATTTCTTTATAGTCTGTCTGAAGTTAAACGATTTATTAAAAAGGTGAAATAAC